AAGCTTCGCAGTGTGAAGATTGCTGTGTCTATGATCCGGAACAATCCGGTCAATGCTCTGCTTACCATGCTGGCTCCTGCTCCGCCGGTCTTTGGATCAGTCGGTCTTCCGATTGAAGACAACTTCTTCAGCGTCTTGGCTGATGGTAAGCTTGGCAATTCAATTGGTCCGGGAATGGGTCTCAGGTCTCCTAACCTGATCCCTTGGGTCAATCTGGTAAACTAAGCTGAAATGAAAAACTCCCGGAGATTACTCTCCGGGAGTCCATTCGTCCTTGCGATCCTGATACACAGGATGGCTCAGGTCCTGATAGCGGTCTCTGGTAAACACTCGTCGCAGGAAAACCAACAAACCTGTGACGATGCCCAGTCCGAACAGAAAAGCGAGGACTGGAAGCATGAGGGAGGCCACCACTGCTAGCAGTATGGCGAGAATGAGCAGGAAAAAGATCCGTCTCATTCGCTCTTATCAGGCCTCTTTGTGTTGGAGGTGCCCGAACAGGGAGCTTCGCGGTTCGGCAGGGGCATCCACAACAGCCTCAGGAGCTGCAGCAGGGGCCTCGGCAACAGGTTCCGCCTCGGTAGTAGCCGGACCCGTCATCGGGGCCTCAGCGACGCTCTGAGCGACTTCTTCACGAGCAGCACTGATCTGTTCAGCGATGCCGAGCGAACTCGGAGCAGCGCCAGACATTTGCTCAGGCTGAATCTCGATCTCAGCCGAGTAGCCTTCAGCACCACGGGTAGCCTTCAGGTCGATAGTGATCCGTTGGCCGGGGCGGATGGCCACTTGGCTCATGATGTAGGCCGTGATCGCAGCTTCGATCTCGACCTGATTGATGGTGATCTTCATCAGATCCTCTTCGGGGGTTACTGGTTGGGTAGTCATAGCTCCCTCTTCCTCGGGAGTGATGACGATCTCACACCTTGGATTGTGTGGATCGACATGGCCGTACTGATAGCAGACCGAAAGAACAACCTTGTGATTGTCATCCTCGATAATGCCACAGGACGTCAGAGCGTCACTGAAGAACTTGTCTACGATTGAGCAGACATTGCTCACGTCCAGATTAGCTCTGGTTTTGGGAAAGATCCTATAGCTCAGATGAATACGTCCTAGCCCTCTGGGGATGTGACGAATCTTGGCTTTAGCAATCTCATGAAACGTAACCTTAGCCTTATTCAGGGTCTGGTGATGTGCGTTTCGGTATTGGTTCAGGTTTAAGCTGAACTGTTTGTGCGAACTGATTGGTACAGTCAGCGGAACTTCGACGGTCCACACAGAAATGGCCCCCTTGGGTTTCAAGGGAGCCATCTGTAGTTATTTGCTCTGATTAGAGCAAGCTCTACTTCGTGCCGAAGAGACTCGGACGAGCAGCTCCCGTCGAACCAGACTGCGGAGGACCACCGGCCTTGCCAGCGGTGTCGTCCTTGATGGAACGCTTGTCACGGGTCTTACCCGCGTTGCGTTCCTTCCAGGCGTCGAAGAACTTCGCTTCGCCCGGCTTACCCGTTTCATGGGCAGCAGTGGCCTCAGCGACTGTCATTCGGGTGTGCTCTTCGAACACCTTATCGATGACGTTCTCTTCACGAGTCTTGGCTGTAGCCACATACTCGTCACCCTTCTTCTCGTTCACGTTCACGATCTGCTTCGTGATGGCGAAGAAGGCCTTCTTGCCGAGCAGGTCGGTGATGACCGGGACGGACTTCGGGAGCTCCTTGCGTTGCTCGTAGTCGTAGACGTTGACGATCTTCTCTTCAGTCGTGACGCCTGAGAGCGGAACGCCAGCAGCGACCAGACAGAGGTCGTTCACGAGGGTGAAGCCGGGAAGGCTGACCTTCTTGGTGTTGTCGTCCTTGTTGAGGAAGAACGTCTCACCCTTCTTGTTGCTGACGTAGACCGTCTCACGGTGTTCTTGACCGTTACAGTCGATGATCAGATTCACAGCCATAGCGCCGGAATCAGCCTTCGATCCGTAGGCAACCTTGACGGTGCCGAGATAGATGTCTGTTTCGAGTCGAGAGAATCCGCCGAGGCGGTCTTCAGTCTTCTCGTGACCTTCGTTGGTCATGTTCTCAAACATGAGTGTATTCCTGTTCAGTTGGTTCGACTACTTGTAGAAGTTGTGCAGGTGATCCAGCAGAAGCTGGGCATCGTTGTCGATGTAAGTCTGCTCACGAGTGAACATTCCCATCGGCGAACGGATGCGCTCACCTGTCGTCTCCTTGGTGATGCGGGTCTGGAAGACGTGCTTGAAGCCCACATCTCTATCCTCGTCGGTGATCCTCAGAAGTTCGTTTTCGAACTTTTCGAGCTTCTTGAGCTCCACCTTCTTGGTAGTTACGACTGTCGAGAAGAATGCTTCGACACCGTTGTTTTTGAGAGCGCCTTTGATAGGCACGGCAGTCTCATAAACCATAGCCTGTTCGTTCAGCTCAGTTTTTGTATGAGCAAGAAACAGAACAGGGATCTTCAGCTTGGCCACCTTAGTCTGCATCAGCTCCTTAAGGAACTGCTGATAGGCTCCCCACGCCTGCATGGTGTTGGCAGCGTTCAGGACGTACTGACTTTCGTACATGTCCATGAGGAAGGTGAGGGTATCAACGATGATGCCATCGCGGTTGAGAACACCGCTAAGCAGAGCATCAAACCCCTCCATCACCTGATAAGGATCGGTGATGGTGTAGCTGTCGAACTTGTTCTTGAACGGGAGACGCTTGTTCGATTCGCAGTTCAGATACATCCACTGAGCCTGATCGCGGATATTGCGAAGGCTGGCGGATTTGCCTGAAGCGGATTGCCCTGAAATCAGAGCCAATTGTGTGTTGTCGACAGGTCCGTCGGACATGGTGTGCTTTCTCTGATGAGGTTGAGCCAGTTTCCCCAGCCAAACAAAAGTCTGACTGGGGAACTCAGGCTACTTGCCCTCTAGCTCCTGGATCCGCTTTGCAGCTGTGATCAGGATGGTGGAATTGATCTCGTCTTCTGACAGCGAGTTATTCATAGCTTTGTTGAAGCTGTGAACACGATCACTGACGGCTTTGAAATCCATCCCAGAGTCAACCAGAGCAAGTGCATACTTGATCATCTGGTTGTTTCGGGAACCCGTGGCCATACGCTGAGCGAACCAACGCTCAAGGTTATCCAGATTTTCCAGAGCAGCATACTCAGCCTTGTGAGCTTCGTTTCTGCTGGTTCTCGGGATGAAGTCACGGGCGTCAAGCAGCTGGCCTTCCATGTTGTAATGGAACGTACCAGCCCCATGGGACTGCCACTTACGGCACCGTTGGTTGGCTTGCTCGTCCGCAGGGAACGGCAGCCAAGACATCACGTTGTCCATGAACTCCTTGTACTCGTCGTGATCGAGCTCAAGGTAGTAGTTCAGGGGAAGGATCACCCTGAAGCGGTTCTCAGCTTCAGTATGTCGCTTCGTCGTGTAGGTCAGGAACTTGTACTCACTGAGTAGTTGTTGGGCTGTCTCCAGAGAGATACCCCCATCACAGTCTACAACTACTGTGTTGAACCCAGCGATTACCATTTCCTCTGTGCGGTGGTTGTTCTTGAAGTGGTGGTTACACCAATGCATCCCCTCATGCTGAGTAAGCATGTGGAGTTTATCGAATGGAACCTCTTCTCCAAGATACCCGTAGGCCCAGTGATCCGAGTAGGACACTCGGATCTTGTCGAGGTCTGTCTCCTTTAGGGACTCGCCCTTGAAGAATTCAATACCATCGACAAAGCTCTTCTTGATGATGATGTGCTGCCGGTATCCCCAAGCAGTAGCAAGAGTCATCTGTTCGTTTCGAGCAGCAGCACTGCTCTTGTAGAACGGAAGAGCTTCGTGAAGGTCAGCATGAGTTTGTTCAGAGCCACAGGCTGCGAGAAACTTAGCCAGCTTCACGTAAGACTTCTCGCGGTTCAGAATTGTCTGGAAGGATCTGCCAGACTCTTCAACGAGAAGGATGGCTGACAGCAAATGGTCCATCTCCACTTCCGAAGAAGAGTCGGTGAACGCATAGGCACCAGCCAGTTTCAAGGCCTTGAAGTACCTGTGTGAAAGCTCTGCTTTTTTGATCTCCTCGTGATCGGGGAGAGCATCAGCAGCACGCTCACACATGATTTTGTAGGCCAGAAGCTTAACAGCCACGGTATCCGAGACCTCCATCCTCCAGCCGAAGCGTGAAGGATCAGCGAGGCCATGGAAGACCAGTGACCATTTCTGGATCAGAGCTTGGTTATGCGGCTGGATCTGCTGCGCGTAGATTTCCTCAGGGGTCATCTTGTCGTAGGGACGGTGCATCTGTTGGCCGAAGCCAAAGATACATCGACGGGCATAGCCCGTATCCAGGAAGCTGTAGAACTGATCCTCAGTCATCGAGCCATCGAGCAATTTGCTTGGCGTACCAAACAGAAGCATGTTGGCTGGAGTCTTGCCGATCAGTTCATCACCACGGAGGTTCTCCTTGGTGTTCTTGGTAAGCTTCTGCTTAACCATGCCTTGATCGTACAGCTCAAGAAACAGGGTCAGCACATCGACGTTGCCGATGAGGTTAGACCCGATCTCATCAATCTGAAGATTGATAGCGCCGCTGTTCGCAAGGAGCAGCTTTTGCCTGAGCTGTTTGACTGCCGGAGGTGTGCCGGAGTCGAAGGTGAAGGGAAAAGCCCCTGCAGCCACGAACTCCTTCTCCAGCTTGTCGAATTCTACCTGACCATCAGTGCCGTTACGAGCGGCCCTGTCGTTGGCCAGTTCCCAAAGGTTCTGTTCAGCGATGGTCGGGAAGGTGTTTTCGACAAACCTGCGCTGAAAACCAGCACAGAACTCGGTCTCAAGAATGTTGACCGAGTGTCCCTTGCCAAATCCTGACGTAGCCAGAGCAAGGGCGTAGATGTTGACCGGGATTTCACCCCGATCCTTCGTCACGACGAAAGCCCGCATAGACGATGCCATCTTCGCAAGGAAGTACGCAACCTCTGCACGGAAGAACCCGCCATCGGTATTCTGTGTCTTGGCACAGAGCACGTTGACGAGATCTTCCATGACTGGGTGGTGTTTGACTCCAGAGAGGTCAATCACAGGTATTTGTCCTTTTGCTTGCAGCCATTGAAAGCAGGGCAGTAAGCACAGGCCTTCACTTCACCGGGAACGGTGATGACTACACCAACTCCCTTCTCTGCTCTGTGGGCGTTAGCCTCAGCCAGAGATGTGAAGTTCTTGGTCGAACGTCCCTGAGTGTTCTCGGGGTTCTTGTAGTATTTGTAGGCCGGATCTGACCTCCAGAGCTCTTCGTCATTGCATTCGGGCATCTCGTCTTCAGGCGAGTTTAGATAGCGCTGGATAAGTGTCAGTTTGTTTTTGACCCAGGTATCTGTGTCCTCGACTGATCTGAGAGGCACGAATTTCTTCTCGACCCGCTGTTGCGGATACTTGGGATTTGAGCGGGCCTGAACCTTGCTCCAATCCGTGAAGATGTAGTTGATGCAGATGACCCCCTCAGTGATCTTCTCAGGGTTCAGCCATCTATAGGCAGAGCCTTGGAGGGAGTGATCGTCATCCTTGGTTCCGAAGAGCCAAGAAAAAGCTGAGGTACTCTTGAAGTCCTGCACCATACCCTCAGCGACAAAGTCGAACTTGCCGCCAATGGTATAGGTTACGCCGTTGACGAGAACCTGTTTGAAAGCACGCTGCTCCATATACACAGCAATACAGTCAGGATGTTCAACCAGATACTCATCCGAAGGGTTGATCACAATGCGATCAATCACAGCTTCAGGATATCCAAGAAGCTTGAGCGCACGTTTGTGGCCTGACTTCCATGCGTTCTCGATGGCCGAGTGGATTGAGTGGCCCAGAGCTCTGGCGATAAACTCTGCAACATCAGCAGTTCTCTGCTCCGGAGGAATCCGTTGAGCAAGAATGATCTGTTTCAAGGGACGCATCAGGGTGGTGACGCTGATGTAGTTAGGCTTGTCCACATAGTCGTATTCGTCGTGGATGAGCCAGACGGCGAGGGGAAGGTTAATTCCCAGCTGGTTGGTTATCTGCAAGTGAAGCCTCTGCTCGTTTGCTCTCAGCCTCTGACTCACACTCTGACATCAGAGCAGTGTAGGCGACAGCGTCAATGAAGTCGTCCAGACGGAAGGCACCTTGGTTGCCCCTCACGAGCTTCAGGAGGACCATGAAGCCCCAACCCTGTGTCTCGGTCAGGCTAGTTCCGTAGAGGGCGTTAAAAGCCTCTACAGTGGCCTTCATGGATCGTTCTTGGATGGTGTCCCGATCCTTGGCGCGATCCTGCATAGCTGACTTGGCCAGCTCCAGGAAATCCCGAGCTTCCATAGATCAGCCTCCGGTGCTCGGAACGTCCATCTTGGCGAAGAACGTGGGCTTCATGAGACCGAGATAGCTGATACCGGCGATGTAGACATCTACGATCTTGATATCAGAGCTGTCTTCGATGTTGCGGCGCTTAAAGAAATGCATCTGCAGAGCTTTCTGAGCTTTGCCGATATCCATAGCTGTGATCCTGTTCTCCGGAGTAAGCAGAACAGTATTGAGCTTGATGGAAGCGACACTGTCGCCTTCAAGAACGAAGATCTCCCCAGAGATCAGATGATGATGGAGCTTTTCTTCGAAGCCGGGCTTCTGAAGCTGAACA